GTTATGTAGCTGGAGATGCCAATGCTACAGCCTTTGAAGAAGGTAAAAGGGCAGTAATACTACACATATATAATATGATGAAAGAGGAGTAAATATGTCAGAACAAGTTGCTGAACAGGTAGCCGAACCAGTACAGCCTTCAGTTATGGAGACACCAGCTGAAGTTGCACAAGGTGGGTCTGGTAACAGTTTCATGGAAATGATACCAGAAGAATTAAGGGAGCATCCAAGTTTATCGCCAATAAAAGACGTTGGTAATTTAGCTAGGAGTTATGTAAACGCACAGAGATTAATTGGCAGCGACAAGATTCCATTGCCAAAGAATCCAACAGACGAAGATTTAGATAACATTTACAGTAAGTTAGGTAGACCAGAGACACCAGAAGGTTATGAGTTGCCTGTTGATGGTAATGTTATTACAGAAGAAGTTGCACAACAATATGCAGATATTGCACATAGTCTAAGACTTACACCACAACAAGCACAAGGTGTATTGGATTATTACAAAAGCACAGTTGCACAAAGTTCAGAAGCTATGCAAGCTCAAGCAGAAGAGCAAGCTGAAGCTACAGCAGCAGAACTCCAAAGAGAATGGGGTCAGGCATTTGAGCAAAAGGTAACGGCTGCAAAAGAAGTTGTCGATCAGTTTGGTGGTAGTGAATTGCTACAAATGAAGCTAGAAGATGGTACATTGATTGGCAATCATCCAGCTTTTATCAAAGCATTTGCTGCTATGGGCGAGTTTAAGTCTACTGTTACAAGCGAAGATACTGTATCTGAAAACGCTGTAAATAGACAATATACACCACAAATGGCACAACAAGAAGTTGACGCTATGATGAACGATAAGTCACACGCTTACTGGAACAGGAAAGATCCGATAGGCAGACAACGTGCAGTGGAGCGTATGCAAGAATTGATGGGTTATATTCATGGATAGTGAATTAACATCAACAGAGATCCGTTTGGAATGTTTACGGCTTGCAGTTGAATTTGGTACGCAAAGAGATATGTTGCATCCAAGTAAACTTGCTGATATATATTACGAATGGGTTATGCAGGGTAGCTTGGCAACAAGTCCTCAAGACAATCGGAAAGACGATAGCCTGAAGTCGGCTCAAAAAACTAGGAGTGTCCGTAAAGGGTAGCACGCTGCAAACAAAATCAAATGTAACTTTTACTAAGGAGACTTAAATGTCAACACAAGTAACTACAGCGTTTGTTCAACAGTATTCTGCTAACGTGCAGATGCTATCTCAACAGATGGGAAGCCGTCTAAGAGATGCAGTTCGTGTAGAGAATATCGTTGGAAAGAACGCTTTTTTCGACCAGGTAGGCGTTGCTACTGCTCAGTTGCGTACCACTCGCCATGCCGACACACCTCAGATGGACACACCACACGCAAGACGTAGGGTGAGTTTAGCTGACTATGAGTACGCTGATTTAATTGATGACCAAGATAAGGTTAGAATGTTAATCGATCCTACATCTTCTTATGCAATGGCTGCTGCTGCTGCAATGGGAAGAGCAATGGATGACGTTATCATCTCTGCTGCACTTGGAACATCTTTTACAGGTGAAACAGGCTCAACATCTACTTCATTTGCTGCTGGTAATCAGATTGCAGATGGTAGTGCCGATATGTCTATTGCTAAGTTAATTGAAGCTAAAAAGATTTTAGATTTAGCTGACGTTGATCCTTCAATACCAAGATATATTGCTGTTGGTCCTAATCAGATTGAAGCTCTATTAAACACAACATCAGTAACAAGTTCTGACTTCAACACAGTTAAGGCTCTTGTACAAGGTGATGTGGATACATTCCTAGGCTTCAAGTTTATCGTAACAAACAGACTATCGATTGCATCTAATATCAGATCATGTTTTGCTTGGGCAGAAGATGGTATTGCTTTAGGTGTTGGAAAAGATGTCAATGCAAGAATAGATGAGAGAGCCGATAAAGGTTACTCAACTCAAGTTTATTACTGCATGAGCATTGGTGCTACTAGAATGGAAGAATCCAAAGTAGTACAAATCGACTGTGATGAATCAGCTTAAGGGAGAGTGAATTATGACTACAAAGAACACAACTCTTGTAAGTAACTTCGAAGCTACTCCTCAAGTTATTACAGAAGCTCATTCACTACATGGCGTTTTGCGTGTAGCACAGGGCACAGTTGCATTAGCTGCTGGTGATAGTACAGACAATGATATTGTTATGCTTGCACCAATTCCTTCTAATGCGTCAATCTCAGCATTAAAGATTGCATCTGACACTTTAGGTGGAAGTTGTACTTTTAATGTTGGTTTGTACACAACAGGTGGTACTGTTGTAGACGAAGACGTATACGCAACACTTGTTGCTGACGAAGGAGCTATGACAGACGTAAGATCTGAAGCAGACATCACTACAGTTGGTCAGCAAGTGTGGGAAGATGCAGGTGCTTCATCTGATCCTGGTGGATACTATTATGTTGCAGTAACATTCAGTGCAACAGGTGGTACAGCAGGTGATATGTCATTTGTTATAGAGTACGTTGTTAACTAAAACATTTGTAGGGAGCAGTTAATCTGCTCCTTACTTTCAGGAGTTTTATATGCCGTCAGTTGTAGACATTTGTAATGAAGCTATGGATTTACTTGGTGCAGCAACAATAACTGCATTAACGGAAAACTCAAAAGAAGCACGACTTTGTAATAGAAGATTTGAAACAGTAAGAGATGCCGTTCTAAGGTCACATCCTTGGAATGTAGCTATATCAAGGGCAACACTAGCAAGAGACAGTGATGCACCACCATTCGGATTTACCTATCAATATACATTGCCAACAGACCCTTATTGCTTAAGGGTTATTTCTTTTTGGAACTCAAATGTAAACAATGAGGTTGCTGCGTATGATAGCAATGTAATGTATAAGATAGAAGGCAGAAAGATACTCTCTAATGAAGGTACTTGCTCTATAGTTTATTTATCTAGGGTAACTGATACAGAGCAGTATGATTCTTTGTTAAGCAGTACTATTGCACATAAACTTGCAGCAGAAACAGCTTATGCCATAACTGGCAGTAATGCTTTAGCACAGTCTATGTATTCTTTATATCAAGCACGATTAAGTGAAGCTAGAAGCATGGATGCACTAGAGGGTTATCCAGAACAAATACAGGCAGATACTTTCACCAACGCAAGGTTCTAATATGGCTAGAGTATCGTCAATCATCACCAACTTCAGAGCAGGTGAGATATCGCCACGCTTAGAAGGTCGTATTGATTTACAGAAGTATAATGAAGCTGTAAAAGACTTAAGCAATATGATTGTATTTCCGCAGGGAGGTACAACAAGAAGACCAGGCACATACTACGCAGGTAGCACAAAAGATGGTGGCAAAGTAAGATTAATTAACTTTGAGTTTTCTGATGAGCAAGCCTATGTATTAGAGTTTGGTGCAAACTATGTAAGATTCTTCAAAGATGGTGGGATACTTACAGAAGCAACTACATCTATTACAGCAATAACAAAAGCCAATCCAGCAGTTGTTACTGCTAACTCACATGGTCTAAGTAATGGCGATAGAGTTTTTATTGCTAGTGTCGGTGGCATGACAGAGGTAAACAATAAAGAGTTTACTGTTGCCGGAGCTACAACAAATACATTTCAATTATCAGGAATCAATAGCTCTGCTTTCACAACATACACAAGTGGTGGCACAGTTGGGAAAATAGTAGAAGTTACAACGACTTACAGCGTAACTGATATATTTGAGATTAACTATGCACAGTCAGCAGATGTATTATATCTTGCACATAAGGACCATGAACCTGCAAAACTAACAAGAACCACAGCTACTAGTTTTACTTTGGAAGATATAAATTTTATTGATGGTCCTTGGCTTGATGAAAATATAACAGACACAACTTTGTATGCTTCAGCAGCTACAGGAAGCGTCACAATTACAGCGTCAGCTAATTTATTTAGTAGTGATGATATAGGAAGATACATAAGATTTCGTGAGATACTTGAGATAGTGCATGATGAATGGGCGGCATCAACAAGTTATGCAGACAATGCAACAGTAAGATTTAATGGTCATGTTTACAAAAACGTAACTGGGTCAACAGTAACAAGTGGCAACACAGCACCAGTACACTTAACTGGAACTGAAACATATGGAACGATTGATTGGGAATATTTACATGATGCAGATGGTAATGTAAGGATAACTGCTTTCACAAGTGCAACAGTCGTAACAGCATCAGTGGGTGAAGATCAATATGGTAACTCAAGACTGCCAGACAGTGTCGTTGGTTCAGCCAATGCTAATACAAGATGGTCACTAGGTGCTTTTGGTGGGGATCAAGGGTATCCTAGAGCTATAGGTTTCTATGAGGAAAGATTGTATTTTGCTGGTACGACAGGTCAGCCACAGACTATATTTGGCAGTGTATCTGCTGACTTTGAGAACCATACACCTGGTACGAATGATGATGATGCGATAAATGTAACGATAGCATCAGATCAAGTTAACGTGATTAAGCATCTATTACCAGCTAGATTCTTGCAGTTATTGACTACGAGTGCTGAGTTTACTTTATCAGGTGGTGCAGGATCAGAGCCGGTAACACCTACGAATGTTAACGTATTACGAGAAACAACATTTGGCACAGGTAATGTAAAGCCTTTGAGAGCAGGTAACAGTACCATACTCATACAGAAGGGTGCAGAAAAAGTAAAAGAGATAACCTTTGATTTAGACACAGACGGATTGTTAGGTGTTGATTTGACTGTATTAGCAGATCATTTAGCTAGAGGTGGCTTGA